ACGCGTCGTCGGCTTCTGTAACCCCAGCGAATACGTCGTGTTCTGTCGCGAACACGCGGTTCAGCAGTTCGGCCTTCCCGGTGCAAAGTCAGAGACACGGCTGATGCCATGACAGACCTCGAACTCCTCCTCCTCGGCGTCGGACTCGGAGCGATCCCGACGAGCGACTTGGCGCGGCTGACAGTCGCCGCGCTCGCGAAACGGCTCGGCGTCTCACCGAAGGAGATCCGGCGGTTCAACGCGGCGACGGACGATGCGAGTGACTGAGCGTGGGCGGTGAACGGCAGCGGTGGGGGCGCGTGCTGTGCGGTCTGTGCGGCGCAGTAGCGGGATGACGCATCAAGATTCGATACACAGAGATTGCTAGGCGTCGGGTTTATAATACAGCCACTCCTGTATAGCGTAAGCGCGAATCGTGAGAACGACGGGTGCTAAGACACCCGCCGACGCGCTTGGAGTGACCAAACGCATGTCGTCTGACACACCGACAGAACTTGTATCTAACTACGATACAACTAGCCCAATCGTGGATGGACAGTTGCTTGAAAATTTGCGACTGTTTGAAAATAAACTCGGCCACATCCCAACCGCCCAAGAGATGCGTTCTCAAGGACCACATGCTCCATCAACTTACCATAAACGGTTTGGCAGTTGGAACCAGGCCTTAGTTGCCGCCGGGTTCGAACTCCCTGAATCACGGAAAGGTCACGAGGGGTCGAACTATTCTTACTCTAAATTTGAAGTTGTCAGGGCATTACGGTCTTGGGCGAACAAGAATGGCTCACCACCAACAAAACGCGAATTTGAGCAACAAGGGCCCTTCAGTACCGCCCCTGCAAAGAGACACTTCGAATCGTGGAACAAAGCACTAAATGCGGCAGGACTCGAACCGCGGGCTCTGTCTATAGAAGAAAGACAGGGTGAAGACAATCCGATGTGGTCTGGGGGAGGCCCGAAGTACTACGGACCATCTTGGGAAGTTCAACGTGAGAAATGCTTAGAGCGTGACGAATATGGGTGTCTTCGGTGTGGGATGTCTGGCGAGGATCATAGAGAGAAGTATTCACAGGGCCTACACGTACACCACATCAAGCGCTTCCGTTCATTTAAAAAAACACGAGGCCGCAAATAAACTAGATAATTTAGTTACACTTTGCCAAAGTTGTCATAATCGCGTTGAAGGCTTGCCGCTCGATCTTCGTTATTAAATTCATCTCTGCTGAGCCATACTCTCAGCACCTCGGAAAAACGCTGCGGTGTGGCTAGCGCAGATATTGTTCAAACAACCCCCATGAGAGATGGTTTCAGAAACTCCTACTGACGGTCGGTGTAATGCTGAGGTTGATGGGGGTTACTGTGAGGGTTGGCAGATGGATAACGGCCGGTGCTACTCACATGGTGGTCGGAACGACGACGATGGGCGCGACCCTGGCGGCGCCCCTGAGAACAACGGCAACGCCGAGAAACACGGCCTCCGCTCGGACGGGCGCAAGTGGTTCGAGCGCCATCGCGGCGGTGTCGAAGACGATGTCCGCCGCGCCGTCGCCGCCTGGATGGAACAGGCACCGTTCGGCTGGGAGAACTACGGCAACGTCCAGCTGCTCGTCGACGCCGCGATCAACGAGTGCCAGGTCCGTCGCGGGGACGCGTACATCCGCGAGGAGGGGCTCGTCGTCGAGGACTTCGACGGGATAGCCTCGGACGGCCGCGAGATTCAGGAGCGCAAAGAGAACCCGGCGCTGATGGCAAAGAGTCGCCTCCAGCGTGACACCGTCCGCATCCTTGACAAACTCGGCATCCTCGCTGACGACGACGATGACACGACGGTCAACGTGAACGTCCACGAGGAACTGCTCGACGGGATGAAGGCAGCTCACCAGGACTGACATGAGCACGACTACAGACACCGGCATCTCCTCGCCGCGCGACCTCGCGCACCACTACGCCGAGCGAGCGCGCCAGCAGGACGAGACGTGGCTCGAAGACGCCATAGAGGACTACCTTGATGTCACAGTTTCCGAGCCGCAGCGCGAGATCTGCCGGACGATCGTCACCGACGAGAAGGTGCTCGTCCAAACGGCGAACGGTATCGGCAAGTCGTTCATCCTCGCGTGTGTGACCGTCGTCTGGCTGGTCGCCTACCACCCAGCCGCGGTCCTCGCCACGAGTGGGACGTACCCGAAGCTAAAGCGAACGTTCTGTAAGCCGGTCGAGCAGCTCCACGGGGGCGCGCTCGGTGGCATCGGGCTCCCCGGTACGTACAAGCGAAGCCCGCCGCGGATCGAGATCGACGGCGAGCCGAACCAGTACTTCGAGGCGGCGAGCCCGACCGACGCCGGTGAGCTCGAAGGTGTCCACTCGGGGTACGTCCTCGGGATCATCGAGGAGGCTGACAAGGACGACGTCACCGAGGCGGCGTTCGAGGCGATGGAGTCGCTCGTCTCCGACCAGCGCGACCGCCTCGTCGCTATCGCGAACCCGCCCGAGGACGAGACAAATAGTCTCCAGCAACTCTACGACGACCCGACCTGGAGCGTCATCCGGTTCTCCTCGTTCGCGAGCTACAACGTCCAAGAGGGGCTCGACGGCGACGATACTGGCGCGATTGATGGTCTGGCGACGGCATGGAAGATCCGACAGGACTGGGAGAGCTACGTCGGCGACGAGTGGCCGGGTATCGAGCAGGCACAGGCGTGGTCTGATCCCGATCACCCGGAGTTTCGCGACGACCTCGACTCGCGCTGGTACCGGCGGCGCGCTGGCATCACACCGCCGGGCGAGGCGGCGACGTACCGGCCGCTCGACCCGGACGTCGTCGACGACGCGTACGACCCGGACGCGACGCCGGCGCGTCGGACGCCCACCACACTCGGGATCGACGTCGCGCGGAGCGGTGACGACACCGTCGCGTTCGGTGTCCACGGCACGCAGCTCGTCAACGAGTACGCTAAGACTGGGACTGACCACACAGCCCAAGAGCAGGCGCTCGCCGATCACATCCGCCAGTGGCCGACACCCGACATCGCCGTCGACGCCGTCGGCGAGGGGTCGGGGCTCGCTGACGGGCTCGACAACCGCTTCGGAACGGTCCACCGCTTCAAGAACCAGGCGACAGCCGTCGAGGAGACGACGTACGACGACTACTGGGCGGAGTCGCTCGCGGAGTTTGCCGACTGGCTCGAGGCGGGCGGCACGATCGCCGACGTCGACCTCTACGAGCAGGCGAAGATCGCCGCCCGGACGGTAACGTGGACAGAGCGTCACATCGGGTCTCGTGGCCGCGACGGGGCCGATGTCCTCGCTGCCGACGGTCGAAAAGAGGACGTCAAAGAGCGCCTTGGGCGGTCGCCGGACCACCTCGATGCGGCGCTGATGGCGGTGTGGCGCGAACGAGTGGACCCCGATCGCGACGAGCGTGTCTCCCCGACGTGGTGACCATATCACATGACTGACGATACAGCCGACGAGCCTGACAGCACCGACGCGGACCTTCGCGCGAACGAGGAGTTCTCGAGTGGCGTCCGCCTCGGTATCGCCGCGCAGTTGGGCCAAACGGGGTTCAACGACACCGCAGACAGCGCGCGGAATCACTTTGAGGTGTTTGGTTGGCCGCGTGACGCGATCGACGGCTGGGATGAAGAGAACTGGCTCGCGCTGTATCTGCGGAACGCGTACGCCCGGATCGTCGTCGAGAAGCCGGCGTTCACGACCTGGCGCGACGATCCGCAGGTGGTCGACCCGACCGATGCTGAGGAACCGACGGAGTTCGAGCGGCGCGTGGAAAAGCTCGCGAGCAACCACCACGCCTGGAGCTACTGTGAACGGGCTGACCGCGCCGCCGGCATCGGACAGCACGGGCTGCTCCTCATCGGCTTCGACGACGTCGTCGGTGACGGTGACAGCAAGGGTGATCGCTCACAGTGGTCGACGGACGCTCGCGAGCAGGGCCTCAGCGCACTGTCGAACATCACAGGGCTCAAGCCGATCCTCGGCGCGCAGATCGAAGATATCGACTACGGCGACATCGACTCCGAGCGCTGGGGGTTGCCGGTCGAGTACACCATCGACCTCAGCGAGGATGTGGACAGCGAGACTGAAGACGACACCGACGGTACGATCCGCTGCCACTGGACGCGCGTCATCGACGTCCCTGCGACGCGCCCACTCGACGATGAGACGCTCGCCCGGCCGCGCATCGAGCCTGTCCTGAACAACGTCCTCGACATCGAGAAGACGCTCGGCGCGGCTGCGGAAGCCGCGTATCGGGCCGCCGACTACGGGCTTCATCTCAACGCCGACCCCACAGAGGTCGACCTCTCTGGCGGGATGGACGACCTCGAGCAGGAGCTCCAAGCCTACGAGCAGGGTCTTCAGCGCTACCTGCGGACGGCGGGCGTCGACGTCGAACGACTCGGCGGCGACATTCAGGACCCAAGCGGTATCGTCGAGAACAACCTCGACGCGATCGCCGGCCAGACCGGCATCCCGAAAAAGGAGTTCCGCGGCAACGAGTCGGGCGAGGTAAGCGGTGCTGAAGCCGATGAGCGCTCGTACTTCGGTATGATCGCCGAACGCCGCCAACAGTACGCGACACCGCATATCGTCCGCCCACTAATCGACCGGCTCGGTGCGATCGGCATCCTCCCGACACCGACGACTGGCGACTATCGCGTTGAGTGGCCAGACCTCAAGCAACTCGGGCAACAAGAGGCGGCCGAGATCGAGCAGAAGCGAGCGCAGGTCATCTCAGCGGTTCCAGGACTCGCCGGCGATACGGCGATACGGTATCTTCAGGAGGGAGCTGACGCGCTGCCCACAGCCGCAACCGAGGAGCCACTGGCGGCGAACCTCGTCGCCGACGAGAGCGACCCAGACGTCCAAGAGGCGTTCGAACGGACGCTCGACATCCCGGAGGCGAACGCGGAGCCGGCGCTTGATGAGCCGGTCGACCTGCCGGAGAAGATCGTCCGCGCTGGCGAGCTCGCGCAGGAGGCCGACGAAAACGGCTGGGTTCCCGACGACTGTGGAACCGGCCGCGGAACCCAGCGCGCCGAGCAGGGCGCGAACAACGACCTCACTGTCGCCGACTTTCTCACTCGTGAGAACGGCACGCCTGTCCCGGCATACCTGAACAGTCATGAGGCAGACCTCTCGACTGACAAACCGATCGGCGAGTGGGGCGAAGCCGAGTGGTCAGACTGCGGCAACGCTGGCGTCGGTCGGTGGCTCTTCTACACTGAGTGGTTCAAGAAGAAGGCGAACGAACTCGCCGCCGCTCGTGACGAAGAGCAGCCGTACGACGACGTCTCGGCGAACGCTACCCGCTACGCCGAGGGTGACGAGGTATCGACGCCGCAAGGCGTGGGTGTCGTCGCGGACGTGCTGACCGAGACGGTCGAGACTGACGAAGACACCGTCGAAGCGAGCGAGTCCTCGCCTACCTACGTCGTGGTCGTCGAGGACGGCCGCGTCGGCTACGAGACCTACGCGGCGTCGGACATCCACAGCACGACGATCGAAACCGACGTGGATGCCACGGGTGCGATGAGCGAGGAAGAAGAGACGGCGAACGCGATCGGTCGCGTGCTGGAGTTCCTCGCGCCGGGGCTCACCGCCAACGACTTCGACGTCCCGCCGTCGTGGCGGCAGTCGTCGACGCCGAATCGCATCATCGCGCTAAAGGCGTTCGCCTCGATGGGTGGGAGCTTCGACGGCTGCACGCGAGAGATGCGCGGCGAGGTGGCGAGCCCCGATCGCTACTGTGGTGCATTTCTCGATTATGTGATAGGGAACCCCTACTGGCGCGGGGACAGCATCCTGCCGGGGGACTGAACGATGGATCTCCGGAGCCGCTATACCTGCGACGAGTGCGACGAGTACTCCCCCAACCCTGTCGGACTGTGTCCGGCGTGTAAGGCTGCCGCGGACGTCCATCACCGAGGACCGTCGGCCGACGGTGTTTCGATACCCAACAGCGTCGACCCCGATGCCGACCCGCTCGGTGTGTGCAGTCGCTGCGGACAGTCGTCGCGGCGGGCGTACTCGAAGGGGTTGTGCCCGGACTGCGTCTCCGAAGCGGAGGTGTCCCGATAATGCCCTGTACTCACGACCACACCGCCAACGAGGAAGTGGGCCACAGCGGCGTCACGCTGACGAAAGGCCGCGACGCGTCGAACACGCACCAACTTCAGACCGCGGCGCTTCGGGAGTTTCAGCGTCGCCTCCGCGAGGTGCGCGGGGCGATCCGTCGTACGGTCGGCTACGAGAACGACGCCCTGCGGCTCTCGTCGAACGCCGACGACACGGAGGCGTACGACTTCCCGACTCGCGAGGCGCGCGTCCGGGCGTTCATGCGCGACCTCCGCGAGTGGGTTCGAGAGACGATCGTCGGCGACGCGACGGGCGGCCCACAGGCCCGCAACGGCGAGTTTTGGCTCGCGGAGTACGTCCGCGAAGCGTACCAGGTTGGCATCACGAACGGCGAGGGGCGGCTCCTCCAGGTCGGCGCGAGCCTCACCCCGAGCGACGCTGAGGACGCGCTCCGGCGGCCGATCGCCCAACGGCAACTCGCTGAACTGTATGGCCGGGCCTTCGAGAACCTCCGCGGATTCACCGAAGCGGCCGCCCAACAGCTTCGGGAGCGACTGACGGCGGCGCTCGCCGAAGGCAAGAACCCTCGCGATATCGCCCGGACACTCACCGAGGAGTTAACGGGGCTGGAACGCTCTCGTGCGGCGACGATCGCGAGGACCGAGATTATAAACTCACACGCCGACGGCGCGGTGTCGGCCTACGAGGACTATGGCGCAGACGTCGTCACGCACACATCGCGGCTTAGCGCGAAGGACGCCTCGGTGTGTGCGTTCTGTCGTGCGCTCGACGGCGTCCCGTTCACGCTCTCGGAGTTCCAAAGCGTCGCGGTATCATGGGGCGGCCAGCCGTACCGGATCGGCGTGCCAGCGCACCCGAACGGGCGCTGCTCTCCGATGCCGGAGATCGGCCTTAGTGCCGACGAGCTCGACCCGTTGGACGAACGAATCCCCGACTCGGCCGGCGGCCGGCCGATCACCATTCTCACAAGCTAACGATGCAATCCATACAGACATACTACCCAGTGGCGAACAGCGTCGGGCCGCAGCAGGTCCGCGAGACGGAGTCGGCGTACATCATCGAGGACGTCCCGATCGTCCGTCCGATGGAACTCGCCGGCGGCTACGTCCCCGAAGAGTCCGTCCGCGATACGGCCGGTGCTTGGGACGGCACCCCAGCGACGCTCAACCACCCGCGGAACGAGCGGGGTGAGCCCGTAGCGGCGAATCGACAGCCGGAGACACACCTCGGCGGCACCGAGGAGACGTACTACGACGGGACGCACGTCCGCGGGAACATCCGCGTCAAGAAGCGGCGGCTCGACAGTGTCGGCGGCGAGGCGACAGACATCCGCCGAGCACTCGAGAACGGCCAGCCGATCGACGTCTCCTCGCAGTACGCCGCCGAGCCACTCCCGCCGGGGCGGTACGACGGTGAACACCGGAGTAACGTCGAGCGTATCACGCGTCCCGACTCGGTGGCGATCCTGCCGAATAAGCAGGGCGTCTGCTCGATCGAGGATGGGTGCGGGATCAACCCGCAGTTGGCGGCGAACGCTGACGTCTCCGTCCCGATGCGGGCAAACAAGTACGGTAACAAAGAGATGGACGCGGCCGCCGAGGCCGACTTTGAGGCTGGCGACCTCGTCCGGTGGTCGACGAGCGCCTCGCCCGGAACTGGCCGCGTGAACACTGTCACCGTGGAGCCGGGTGAGACAGTCTCCGCAGATGGCGCGGATGTCACGCGCGAGGCGACCGAAGACGAGCCGGCCTACAAGCTCGACGATTGGGTCGGTCCGGAGGCTGGTTTCGAGCGCGGTGTGGTTGTGAAGTCCGGGTCGGAGCTCATCGGCGAGTGGGACGACGCACCTGAGGCGGCGATGTCCGCGAACGTTGAGGTCCCGGAAAAGTACCGACTGGACAACCCTGGCGAGGCTGTCGAGATGGCCCAAGAGATGGGCTTCGACGGCGCTGGCGACGAGGTCATTCACACCCACGGCGAGGGCGAGGATACGGAATTTATGCCGGCTCCATCGCACGAGGCGCTGGTTCAGGCACTCCGAGAGATGGGCGAGCTGCCCGGTGGCTCTGAGATGTCCGACAACGCGCTCGTCGAGGCGTTCCGGGCGCTCCGGCAGGCTATCATGGGGGCCGATGACGGTGAAATCCCAGAGGACTCCCCTGACACGACCACGCCGACGCCCAACAGCGCTGACGACGACGTCGACCGCCAGCGCCTCATCGACGAAGTCGTGGCCAACAGCCCGCTCTCCGAGGCGGCGCTCGAAGCGCGCTGTAACGACGGGCTCCGGGCGATCCACAGCGACGTGATGGCGGCGGCAGCGAACGCTGTGGGAGATGACGACTGGTCAGCTGAGCTCCGGTACTTCCGCATCGTCCCGGCAGAGGACGACGAAGATCGGTTTGAAGATAACGTGCTGGGTATCGGGGTGGATTTCCCCGAATCGGGGGTGTATGTCGACTGGCATACCGCAGCCTTTCCTGATGAACTTGACGACCCGCACGTTTCTGAATATGGCTCAGTCGCAGACCTAAAGAAAGCCACCGGAAACATGGTTGTCGATATGACAGCCCCTTCTGGAGAATCGGTTACAAACAACACCGACGACGGACCGACTGACGACCCGCAGACACCTGACACAGACATGACTGACGACCCCATCGAACTCGACGACCTCAGTGACGACGCACAGGACGCGCTCGTCGACGAGGCAGTCGAGCGGATCGAGGCGAACCGCGAGGACAACGAGAAGGAAGACGTCGTGACGGAGATCATCGCGAACTCCGCCGACTACGACAGCGACGATCGCGAAGAGCTGCTCGAGACGCCGCTCTCCGTGCTCAAGAACATGCGAGCGAACGCCACTCCCGCAGCGCCGGGTGTGCCTGGTGTCGGCCACTCGGCCAACGCCGGCGGCGTCCCGATCGACGATGAAATCGACGACTACCCTGACGGGGTGCTCGACTGATGAGCGATCCGACTGCAACTATCGAAGGCAAGACGTACGGCGAACCGATCTACAAGGAAGGCGAGGCCGGCAGCGACCTGACGCCCGGTGAACTCCTCGTCCAGACAGGGACGAACGCGCAGGGCGAGCCGATCTACGACTCGGCGTCGTCGGTCGACGTCAGCGACCCGCAGGCGCAGTTCGCGCAGGTGCCGAGCACGCCGCCGCAGCGCGACGGCTCGGGCGCGGACCCGGTGGACCAGACAATCGCGAGCGGGACGCTCGTCGAGGTGCGCGTGTTCCGCAGCGGTGACACGGTAAAAGGTGCTCTGCTCGCGGCCGGCGGTGATCTCACCACCGCGGGCAACGCCGATGTTTCGCCGGGCGACACGCTCGGAAGCAACGACGACGGCGCGCTGAAGGCGACGAGCACGGCCGGCGCGGGCGTGGCAGTCGCCAACGAGGCGATCGACAACTCCGGTGCAGCGGGCGGTGAACGTGAGCGGATCGACGTGGAGGTTCTCTAAGATGAGTACTAACGACATGAACGCGGCTGCGGCAGCACAGAGTGACCTGACGCCTCCGACCGAGCTCCATCGGCAGGCGCTGTTCGCGAACACGCGCGAGCAGCGTGCGGCCGCCCGGCGGCAAATACGGGCGAACTCGGCGCGCGGCCCTGGCTTCTGGAAGACTCTCGACGGTGCGTTCCAGATGGGCTACCTCGGCGTCCGGCCAAACAACGGACAGTCGGTGCGCGGCAACGCGCAGCTGTTCGACTACGATGAGTTCGTCGACCGCTCCGATGAGATCATCGAGGAAGTCAGTCTTGAGGTGGGCGTCCTCGACGACGCCATGGGCATCGACGAGGTCGGCTCCTCGCTCGCGACGACGATCTACACGGAGCAGGCCGAAAGCGAGGTCGGCGCAGCAGAGATCTCGATGGACGGGCAGGCGAAGGGTGAGAATCACGACACGGCGAACTTGCCGGTCGGCGTCGCTCAGCCGATCGTCCACGTCGACTACGAGCTCGACGCGCGCGACCAGCAGCAGAGCGCAAACATGGGCCAGGACAAGGAGGCGCGGCTCGCCCGCCAGGCCGGCCGCGCACTCCGGGAGAAAGAAGACGAGCTCGTCCTCAACGGCTGGGGGCTTGAGGTCGCCGGCCCGAACGGCGGCACCTTCAGCGTCGACGGCTTCCTGAACACCGACGCCCGAATCACGGGCTCGGCGACTGGCGTCTGGGACGAGACTGACGACACGACGTACAAGAACGTTCAAAACACTGTCGAGCAGATGGTGTCTGGCTTGGAGAACGTCGGCGCGAACGGCGACAAGAACCTGATGCCGCGCTCGCGTGGCGTCTTCCTCTACTACAATCAGACCCACAACGCGATACTCGACAAGGAGGACCCGCGCGGGGATGGTAACATGTCCATCCGCCAGCGGCTCCAGCAGGATCACCCCTACGTCACGCTCCGGGAGACGCCGTTCATCCCCGACGGCGAGGCCGTCATGGTCGTCCGTGACCCCCGCGTCATGTCCGTCGTGAACGCTCAGGGGCCGACCAACATGTCGTGGGAGCCCTCGCCGATGGCGACGCGATACAAAGCGCTGTCGAGTCGCGTGCCGTTCTTCCGTAGCACGTACTCGGACATTCTCGGCGTGGTCAACTACGACGGGCTCGTCTGAACATGACGGGCTACCGGTGGGTGGGCGTCCACGATTACAACGACCACGCGAACGACCGTGTGGTCGAACCGGGCGAGGCGCTCCCTGACGACATCTCCGATCGCGTCGCTGAGTCGCACCCGTACGACGTCGAGTCGATCGAGGATGACGCATCTGAGGGTGAAGAGACCGAGACTGGCGACGGATTCGGTCTCGACACGTTCCTCGGCCAGACGGCGTCGGAGCAGGTCGACGCGATCGAGAGTGGCGGCGTCGATGACCACCTCTCGGCGATCCAAGACGGGAACGAAGCGGAGAACGAGTTCACGACCGTCGAAGAAGCTGTCGAACAGCGTCTCGACGAACTGAGAGGCTAACTCGGCCGCTATTTAATGACAGTGACACCGCCCGATCTCCGACAAGTGCTTTCGGGCACAGAACTCTCTAATGAAGATCTCACTGCGTTTATCAGTGCTGCTGGGCGGATGTATGACGACCGCATCAGCGAGTATACGCTCGACCCAGCCGTCCGCGATGACGTCGTAGTACAACTTGCGGCACACCTCATCGCGACTGGGCCCGAAAGGCAGATAGACAACGCCGGCGAGAGCGGTGGCAGCGTTTCGTTCGCCGGTGAGACTGGTGAAGGACTCCGCGCAACGACGCACGGACAGATCGCGATCACTCTCGATCCAACCGGAAAGTTGGCCAGCAGCGATAAGCCAGGGGCATCATTGGGTTCGCCCGACGCGAAGCGAAGTGGTGGCCGTCGGTGACCGACCGCATCGCCAGTGCGCTCCGTCGCGTCCACAGCTCGGCGCTCGCGAACACGTCTATCGATGTGTTCGAGCCCACAGAGTCGTACGACCCCGGCGA